AAAGTGGAAAAAGATTAATGAAAGCAATTCTCAAACAACATTTCCATCTTATTTAGTATAAAATACAGGAAGAAAGATATGAAGAAAAAAGTAGACCCCTTCTTATTAATTGTTACTATGGAAGAGTGTGGTGAGTTGATCCAAGCTTGCTCTAAACTTTATAGACATGGTAATAAGAAATTTGAAAGAAGAATGTTATCAGAAGAAGTAGGAGATGTACTTGCTATGATTACATTATTAGAAGAAGTTGGTATAGTAGATTTAAAAGTAGCAAATAAAAAACGATTAGCGAGAGAGCTAAAACATAGAGGAAGAATAACTAAGTAATGAAATTTGGAATGCACCACTATAGACCGTTATTAGCAGGATTGACTATCGAAAAGAGTGTCATAAATGGCTTAGGCTTGCATGCACAGGTAGATTGGAAAGCTGGCGTACTCTTAGGGGACACGCACGTATGGAATGATAGAATAAATGATTGGATAAGAACACCTTTAGGTGGATTCATAAATCATAGTGAAGAACCTAACTGTTTTATTCTAACAAATTTACACGATAGACAATTATACACAATAAAACCAATAAAAGAAGGACAAGAGTTAACAGTATATTATACCGTAGGGTATGATGATATTACACAATGAAAGCAGTTTTAAGTAATAGGATTTACTTATCCGTAGATCCAACTCACCAAGAATATGTAGATAAGGAACTAACATATAGTATTCCTAGTCATGATCCTAGAGATCCGCCTATAACTATTAAAAATATGGGCATAGTTCGACAAGGATTAGTAACTATTCCAAGTGGTAGAGAAGACTTAATACCAAAAGACTATGAGATAGTTGAAAAACGAACAACTGTACCAGTAGAGTTCCCAGAATTTAAGTTTGAATTACGACCAAGTCAGCAAGCAGTTTATGATGTGCTCGATGAAAGTTGTATAATAAACGCTTGGGTAAGTTGGGGCAAAACATTTACTGCCTTAGCAATCGCAAGTAAACTTGGACAGAAAACTCTAGTTGTAGTTCATACTTTAGCTTTATTAAAACAATGGGAAACAGAAGTAGAAAAAGTATTTGGAATAAAAGCTGGGACTATTGGTAGTGGAAAGTTCGATATTGATAGTCCTATCGTAATCGGAAGTGTACAATCTTTATACCGTAGGATTGGGGCAGTTTCTGATAAATTTGGAACTATAATACTTGATGAAATGCATCATGTTAGTAGTCCAACTTTTGGAAGAATAGTAGACAAAAATAAAGCTAGATATAAGATTGGATTATCTGGAACAATAGAAAGAAAAGATGGTAAACATGTAGTCTTTAGAGATTACTTTGGACAAACAGTCCATAAACCACCAAAAGAGAACTATATGACACCTAGTATAGATGTGATATATTCTGACGTAAGATTTATGGACGGGCAGAACATTCCGTGGGCTAATAAAGTAACACACTTAGCTTATCAAGAGGAATACATACATTCTGTCTCAATGATAGCAAGCAATTATGCTGCTAGAGGGCATAAAGTTTTAGTTGTCTCTGATAGAGTAGAGTTTCTAAAAACTTGTGCTAGACTAAGTGGAGATGAAGCAATTTGCATAACAGGAGATATACCACATACAGAAAGACCTGGTATGATGAAACAGATTTGGAAAGATAAAGATATCCTATATGGAACTCAAAGTATTTTTTCGGAAGGTATTTCGTTAGATTGTTTAAGTTGCTTAGTTCTTGGAACGCCAGTTAATAATGAGCCCTTACTCACTCAGTTGATTGGTAGAATAATAAGAGTACAAAAAGACAAAAAACAACCCGTTGTAGTAGATATAAACTTACAAGGAAAAACAGCAAGACGCCAAGCTAACAATAGGAAAGGATATTACATGAAGCAAGGCTATGAGGTAAACCACCTATGAAAAAATACTTCTTGACAACAGGTGAAATTTTTAGTATAATATATGATACGATATAATTGGAATAAGATACTAAAAGAAAGTAAAAGTAAGGTGTCAGACATCTTATTGGTAACATGGTATATAACCTATAATTACCCACCTACGAGTAAGAGAGATAGATTATTCAAATTTTACGGAAAGGATTACACAGGAGATAGTTTTCTAGTGAATCCCGAAGCAATATATAAGTATCGAAAGACTGCATCAGATTCGGAATGGGCAGCATATATCGGAGTAGCATCTTATAGAAGTTATAACGAGTATATAATAAATAATAAATTAATAATTGAGGTAGAACGAGTACCGAAACAACTTCAGCCTATAATAAAGAAAAACAGGCTACTTAAAATTGAAGATGGATATATTCATTTTCGTTATGAGAAGTCACAAACGGAGAAAAAATAAAATGGCATTAAAATTTGCACAATTAGAAGGGAAGGCTAAGAAGTCTTCAATCAATCAATTCCAATATCAAGACGGAGACAATGTTGTCAGAATGGTAGGCGACATACTTCCTAGATATGTATATTGGGTAAAAGGTGAGAACGCAAAGAATATTCCTATGGAATGTTTATCCTTCAACCGTTCTACAGAAACCTTTGATAATAAAGAGAAGGATCACGTAAAAGACTACCACCCAGAAATGAAATGTGGTTGGTCTTACGCAATACAATGTATTGACCCAAAAGACGGACAAGTAAAAGTATTAAATCTAAAGAAAAAGTTGCTCGAGCAAATCATGCTAGCAGCTGAAGATTTAGGCGACCCTACCGACGCTGAAACTGGTTGGGACGTTCACTTTAAAAGAGTGAAAACTGGTCCAATGGCATTTAACGTAGAGTATCAATTACAAGTACTTAGATGCAAAACTAGAGCATTAACTGACGAAGAGAAAGGTAAAATAGAAGAACTCAAGTCAATGGACGAGGTTCTTCCAAGACCAAGTGCTGATGCTCAAAAAGAATTGCTAGACAGAATTAGAGCAGGATCAAGTGATGCTCCTGCAGAAGTCGAAGCAGAATTTAAAAAAACTGAAAACGAAGGAGAGTGGTAATGTTAGGAGTTGGGGAACAATTTCCTGATGGGTTTCTACTAAATGGTGTAGATAGAAATAATAATATGGTTACATTTGACAGCGATAGCCTTTATGGTGATTGGTCAGTAATCTATTTTTACCCAAAAGACTTTACCTTTATATGCCCTACAGAGATAGCGGCATTTGATACTTTAGTTAATCATTGCAACGTAGTTGGTTTTAGTGGTGACAATGAATTCTGTAAATTAGCTTGGAAACAAGATAATGAACTTATACAAAGTATCAAACACACTCTTGTAGCAGATTGTGGTTTATCAATAGCTGAAGAACTAGATATAGTAAACAGAGATGAAGGAGTCTGTTATAGGGCTACTTACATACTTGATGAAGACGCTGTAATTCAGCACGTATCAGTTAATGCGTTAGACACAGGGAGAAACGCAGAAGAAATCTTAAGAACATTACAGGCACTTAAAGCTGGTGGACTCACTGGCTGTGACTGGCAACCTGGAGATGACTTCGTAGCATGATCCTATTTACAGCAGATTGGCACTTGAAACTCGGGCAGAAAAATGTGCCTGTAGAATGGGCTCGTAATAGATATTATGAGTTCTTTAATCAAGTGAAAGAACTTGAAAATGATGTCGATTTGCATATCATTGGGGGAGACTTATTTGATAGACTCCCCTCAATGCCAGAGTTAGAGTTATACTTTGACTTTATAAGTGGAGTACAAATTCCAACAATAATATTTGATGGAAACCATGAAGCAACTAGAAAGAATAAAACATTCTTTACACAGTTAAAAAATGCAAGTACAAAACTTAATCCTCTTGTAGAAATAGTGGATTACACAGACAAAAGGGACGACTTTAGTATTCTTCCCTATTGCGACTTACACACAAAGTGGAAACCTGTCGTCGATTTAGACGTCAGAAAACCACTATTTACACACGTAAGAGGTTCCATACCACCCCACGTGACTCCAGAGATAGACTTGGCAAGGTTATCTCAGTTTCCTGTAGTATTTGCAGGAGACTTACATAGTCACTCTAATACACAGCTAAATATAGTATATCCAGGTAGTCCTATGAGTACACAATTTCATAGAACTAAAGTTAAAACTGGGTATCTACTTATCGACGACGATTGGAGTTGGGAATGGAAAGAATTTAAATTGCCACAATTAATTAGGAAGACGGTGACAGACCCAGAAGACATGATCCCAACTACTTATAATCATACGATCTATGAGCTCGAAGGGGATGTCGCCGATCTTTCTGGTGTTAAAAATTCAGAACTACTTGATAAGAAAGTAGTAAAAAGAAAAACAGAAGCTACTCTTTTATTAGACAATGATATGTCAATGGAAGAGGAGTTAGCAGAATATCTTAGCTATATTCTGGAATTAAAGGAAGAAACAGTAAAACAAATAATAGGAATTTTTCATGATTATTCTAAAGAAGCTAAAGTGGGATAACTGTTTTAGCTATGGTAAAGAAAACAACCTTGACCTTGATAATAGTACTCTCACTCAACTGGTGGGTACCAATGGTACAGGCAAGTCTTCCCTACCACTTATTATCGAAGAAGTACTTTACAATAAAAATAGTAAAGGGATAAAGAAAGCTGATATTCAGAACCGTTTTCAAAACGCTGGATATAGTATAAATTTGACCTTTTCTGTTGATGATAAAGAGTATGAAATTGATGTAAATAGAAGTAGAGGAAGTATAAAAGTAAAATTATACGAAGATGGCGAAGATATTAGTAGTCATACTGCAACGAATACATATAAAACAGTACAAGAAATCTTAGGACTCGATTTTAAAACATTCACGCAGTTAGTATATCAAAACACAAATGCATCTTTGCAGTTTTTGACTGCGACTGATGCAAACAGAAAAAAGTTTCTAATCGAACTATTGAATTTAGAAGATTATGTAGAATACTATGATGTATTCCGTGAGCTTTCCCGACAATTAGGGCAAGACATATCTGCGCTGGACGGAAAAGAAAAAACTATTGTAAAATGGTTAAATGACAATAAATTGGAAGATACAACCATAGTCCCCATGAAAAAATTGCCCGAATATTCGGAAATTGATGAGAAGGAATTACGTTCTTTATCAATAAATTTTGAAAATATCGCAGAAAAAAATCAAAAAATTAATGAAAATAATACATATAAGGGACTATTTGCTCAGCTAGATATGAAGTTAATACAAAGTAAGCTAGAAGAGCCAGAGTCGTATCATGACTTAATTTCTCAAAAAGGAAGAGTAGGCGGATATGTTTCTGAGTGGGAAAAGAAAGAAGCAAAGTATAGAAACTTAGAAGGAAACTGCCCTACTTGTGAACAACCTGTAGCTGCAGATTTCGTAGAAAGACTTATAGTAGATGCAGAAGAACAAGTAGAAGGGCATAAAGAACGAGTAGAAAAACTAGATATAGAAATACAGTCTCGAATAGAAGAAAAGAACAAGTATGAAAAATACATGGCAGAAAAGAGAGAGTTTGAAGATTTACACTCACGTATAGATAGAGATCTTCCTAGTGAAACTCTTGATGGGAGTGATTTATCAAATAAAATCAGTGAACTTAAAAGAAAGATTACTGACGCTAAATCGCAGATACAAAAAATAGCAGAAGAAAATGAAGAAACAACAAGAAAAAACACGAGGATCCAAGTTATCCTCGAACAAACAAAAGAATTTGAAGACGAACTTGAAGCAGTTACGAGCAAACTATCTGAAATCGAAGAGAAATCAGGGCATATAGAAGTACTGAAGAAAGCTTTTTCCACGAATGGTTTAATTGCATATAAAATAGAAAATATGGTAAAAGACCTCGAGGATTTAGCCAACGATTATTTAGGAGAGTTAAGCGATGGACGGTTTAGCATCAATTTCGTAGTGACCAATGACAAGTTAAATGTTGAAGTCACAGACAATGGAAAAATAATTGATATTACAGCTTTGAGTAGTGGTGAACTTACTCGAGTTAATACAGCGACTTTAGTAGCAATACGAAAATTGATGAGTAGTATTTCGAAAAGTCGTATAAACGTTCTATTCCTTGATGAAGTCATCAATGTTTTAGACGAACAAGGAAGAGAAAAACTTGTTGAAGTTTTACTTCAAGAAGAAGGATTAAATACATATATCGTTTCACATGGTTGGACACACCCACTATTAGAAAAGATAGAAGTAATTAAAGAAGACAATATTAGTAGATTAGAATGAAAAAGGCAAAGACACTTATGGATATAATACAACAAGAAAAAATTTATGAAGGTAAGTTTTGGAATAGGCATTTACAAGCTTTTCAAGAATGGGAGGAACAACAAGAATGGCACAAACGTTTTACGCAGTTTTGCACTCGTATGTATTTGGACTATTCAGATGAAACTTCCAGTCCTCATGCGACAAGATTAGAGAGATCTGACTACGAAAGAAAGTACGAAGATTGGTTGGTTAAGAAATTTTTGGAGACTGAGAATAATGGCACAAGTTAGAAGTGACTATATTGAATTACAACAGGTTCCACGCCCTGTAGGGAGTTATCTCCTAATAAAGCGTGGAGAAGCAGAGGATTCTACGACCGTTGGAGGGATTATCTTACCCGATACCTCGCGGAGACTTGATAATAGTGGCGAAGTTGTCGCTTTAGGAGACCAAAGTAGAATCACTAAAAAAGGATATAAAGTTCCCTTTGAACTAGAAGTTGGAGACTATGTTTATTTTGAATGGCATAGTGCAACTCGAAAACTCAAAGTAAAAGATGAATTTTATGTAATGTTAACAGAAGAAGAAATATTAATGCGAGAGGAAAGAGATGGTTGACCCCAGAGCAAAAGGAGCTGAAGGAGAAAGACAAGTAAGAGACTTACTTACAAAACATACAAAACTAGGATTTCAAAGAGTACCCATGTCGGGCGCACTTGAATACATGAAAGGAGATATATTCCTACCAAATATGCACAACAATTACTGTATCGAAGTTAAATTCTATAAAGATAGTCATTTTAACGATAAGATACTTACAGCGACTAAGTCGAATGTGTTTATTCGGTGGTGGGTACAAACAATAGAACAAGCAAAGAAAGCGGGAGCAAAACCTGCACTATTCTTTAAATATAATCGTTCTAAGATATTTGTAGCACAAAAAGACAAGCCAGAGAATGGCTTAGAATATATGTATGTTAGTTCATTAGGTTGTTACGTTAGTCTTGCGCAGGATTGGTTACTTCTTGAAAAACCGAGTTTTACAAATGGCTAAGAATTTTATGGAGATGGGGGCAGAATGTCCTCGTAATAGAACAATAATAATTGATGCTTTAAATTTAGGATTTAGATGGAAGCATCAAGGCAGAACGGATTTTGCAGAGGACTACATGAAAACTGTAGAATCTTTAGCAAATTCATACAACTGTGGTAGTATAGTTATTGCTGCAGATAAAGGAAGTAGTTCTTATAGAAAAGGTATATACCCAGACTATAAGGCTGATAGAGAAGAAAGATATAAGGATCAAACAGAAGCAGAAAGAGTTGCTTTTGAAAACTTTATAAAAGAAATGGAACGCACAATGGATTTAATGGATAAAAAGTGGTGTGTTCTAAGATTTGATCGTGTAGAAGCTGATGATATAGCAGCATACGTAGTACAAAATCGAGAACAGTACAATATTGACCATATTTGGTTAATAAGTACAGATAGAGATTGGGATTTATTAATTAGTCCTAATGTTTCTAGATTTTCATACATAAATAGAAAAGAAACAACATATGAGAATTGGAAATCTACACATAATTATACAGTAGAAGACTATATCACAATTAAGTGTCTAATGGGGGACTCTGGAGATAACATTCCAGGCATACCTCAGATTGGACCAAAGAGAGCGGAAGGATTAGTTAAGGAGTTTGGGAGCGCATTTGACATATATGATGCAGCACCCTTTAGTAGTAAATATAAATACATACAGTCCTTAAATGAACATATTGATAGATTACTGATTAATTACGAACTCATGGACTTACTAGCATATTGCGAAGAAGCCATTGGGGGAGCTAATACAGTACAGATCGACACTTCAATGTCGACATACATATAAGGAATAAAATGGCATTACAAATAGATTATGACAGGGATAGTTTACTTCCCGATTTCAGCATAAAAACGCTGAACGATAGATACATGGTAGCAGGAGAAACTTCTCCTCAGGACGCATTTGCTCGAGCAGCAATCACCTTTTCAGATGATGATGCTATGGCACAAAGAATCTATGATTACGCAAGTAATTTATGGTTTATGTTTGCTACTCCTGTTCTATCAAATGGTGGAACAACTAGAGGATTACCTATTAGTTGTTTCTTAAATTATATACCCGATAGTCGTGGTGGAATTACTGACCACTACACAGAAAATGCATGGTTATCCTCTGCAGGAGGAGGAATCGGAGGCTATTGGGGAGCATTAAGAAGTGTTGGTTCTAAGACATCTCATGGAAGTGAGAGTACAGGAGTGATACCTTTTATGAAAGTAGTAGACGCAGAGATGTTAGCATTTAGTCAAGGCGTTACAAGGAGAGGCAGTTATGCAGCATATTTGGACATTAGCCACCCAGAGATTGAGGAGTTTCTTGATGTACGTAAGCCTACAGGCGGTGACATTAACAGAAAGTCTATTAATTTGCATCATGCTATTATTATACCTGACGCTTTCATGGAGCTCATAGATAGAGCTACTAGAGAAGAAGGTTTTAATGATGATTGGGATTTAATAGATCCTCATAGTGGAGAAGTGAAGAAAACTGTCTCTGCAAAAACATTATGGGTTAAGTTAATTCAAAATAGAGTAGAAACAGGAGAGCCTTATATTATGTTTGGTGATGCTGTAAATAGAGGTTTACCAGAGTTTCAAAAACAGTTGGGATTAAAAGTAAATCAAAGTAACCTTTGTTCTGAAATAACTTTACCTACTAATGATGATAGAACAGCAGTATGTTGTCTATCAAGTGTAAACCTAGAAAAGTTTAATGAGTGGGAAAATGATGATAATTTCATACCCGATTTAGTAAGATTTTTAGATAATGTATTACAGCATTTTATAGATAATGCTCCTGATTCATTAGCTAAAGCCAAGTATAGTGCTACGCAGGAGCGTAGTATTGGATTAGGAGCAATGGGATTTCATGCTTACTTACAGAAGAACAATTTACCGTTTGAATCGCCTATGGCGAAGGGTTTTAATATCCGTGCTTTTAGTAACATCAAAAGTAAGGCATATAAAGCTACCCAAGAGCTGGCAAAAGAAAGAGGTGAGTGCCCAGATGGAAAAGGTTATGGAGTTCGTAATGCTCATTTGTTGGCTGTGGCTCCTAACGCTAGTAGCGGTATTATTTGTGGTAACACAAGCCCTAGCATTGAGCCATACAGGGCTAATGCTTTTACTCAAAAAACTAAAACAGGTAGTTCACTACTTAAAAATAAATTTCTAGAAGAAAAGCTAGAAGAATATGGAGAAAACACAGACGAAGTGTGGAAAACAATTATAACTAATAATGGAAGTGTTCAACACTTAGACTTTCTTACTGATTGGGAGAAAAATGTATTTAAAACTGCAGTAGAACTTGATCAGAGATGGATTGTAGATCATACGGCTGATAGACAGGAACATATATGTCAAGCCCAAAGTTGTAACTTGTTCTTTCCTTCAGATGTTTCGAAACAAGAATTACACAATGTACATATGCGTGCATGGAAAAATGGTGTAAAGACGCTTTACTATTTAAGAAGTGAAGCAATAAAAAGAGCAGATGTAGTCTCAGACAAAGTACTCAGAGAATACATTTTTGATTATGAAGATGAGTGCTTAGCGTGTGAGGGATAAAATGAGTTTATTATTACAAGAGAGAGATTTCTATAAGCCTTTTAATTATGCTTGGGCTTACGAAGCATATAAAACACAAAATCAAATGCATTGGATTCCAGATGAAGTCAATTTAGCAGATGATTTGAAAGATTTTCGTGAAAATCTAAGTGAAGATAATAGATTACTATTAACTAATATCTTTAGATTTTTCACACAAGCAGATGTTGATGTTGCAAGTGGTTATGCTAATCATTACCTACCAACATTTAAGCAACCTGAAGTAAGAATGATGTTATCATCATTTGCAAATATGGAAGCAGTACATCAAGATGCATACTCTTTGTTACTTGAAACACTAGGGTACTCTGATGATGAGTACCAGTTGTTTCATGAAATACAAGCAATGCAAGAAAAACATGAGTATCTAAGTAATTTTAACATAGATACTCCATATGATATGGCAAAAACAATGGCTGTATATAGTGCCTTTACAGAAGGGGTTCAATTATTCAGTAGTTTTGCTATACTATTAAACTATCCTCGTCATAATTTTATGAAGGGAATGGGACAAATAGTAACTTGGAGTGTACGAGATGAGACACTTCATGTAGAAAGTATGAGTAGACTTTTTAAGGAATTCATACGAGAGAATCCAGAATTGTGGACTGATGAGTTGAAATACGATATATACTGTGCTGCTGAAAAAGTAGTAGAGTTAGAAGATCATTTTATTGATACTTGTTTTGATAATGCAGAGATACCAGATCTGACCGCAAGTGATGTTAAAGAATATATTCGCTATATCGCAGATCGTAGATTGTTAGGTATAGGAATGAAAACTATATTTCATGCAAGAACTAACCCTTTGCCTTGGCTGGATTATATATTAAATGGAGTTGAGCATACCAACTTTTTTGAAAACCGTGCTACTGAGTATGCTAAAGCTAGCACAACAGGAAATTGGCAGGATATATTTAAATGACACAAATATCACAACAACCAGCAACTCTTAACTATAACGGCAAGGACTATGTAATTCAAGAGCTATCGCCTGAAGCACAGTCATGCCTAGTATATATGCAAGAAATTGATTTAAAAATTAATGACCTAAATAAGCAATTAACAAAAGAACAAATTGCGAAACAAGGTTTTGAAAGTCTTTTAGGGCAGTATATTGAGGCACATGAAAAAATGGTGCAAGAAGTTCAAGAAGAAGCTGACTCAAACGAAAAACCCGCTAATTAGCGGGTTTTTTATTACTTAATTCTTTTTATGCATCTTCCAATGTCTTAATTCGAGTTTCTGCAGCATCAAGTTTAGTACTTAACTCTTTTACTGCGTTTACTAATACAGTTACTAATCTTTCATATTTCATTCCGTATCTATTCCCATCTTCTGTTAAATTAGTAAGTAATCTAGTAGTATTATCACTTGCAAACCCAATCTCTTTTTCTAATGTTTCTACATCTTGCGCTATAAACCCAACATGCGTTACATTTTCTTTTTTTGAACCGTCTGGAGTTACTTTAGTTATATCTTCATCTGTAATATTTCCTTCCTCGTCTCTAGGTAAATACCAACTTCTTCTATCCCACTTATAAGTAACAGGTTGCATTTTTTTAATAAAATCTAAACCGCCTGTAAAGTTTGTAATATCAGCTTTGTCTCGTCTATCAGAAGTATTAATTGAACTTTGAGTACAGTATAAATTACCTATGCTATCGTTACCCAAAACAATTGTATTACTGGTTGTAGTTAGTGTCCCTGACGGAGAACCACTTTCTCCTGATTGATACCCTAGACAAAGATTATTAGTTGCTGTAGTTATACTATTACCTGCTAAATTACCAATAGCCGTATTATTGTCCCCAGTAGTTAAATCTGTCATTGCACTACCACCTAAAGCAGTATTACGAAACGCACCAGCTAGTCCTGATGCAGAAGCTATATTATAACCTATAAATACGTTTTGATAACCTGCCAAAGCTGCTGAAGCATTATCAGCTACATTATGCCCAATAGCCACAAGTTGAGATGTACTCGCTGAAGATACCACTGCTCTACCTGTGTAATTACCTATTGCTATATTTCCATTTGCACCTGTAGTTTGTCTAACTAAAGCATCATATCCAATAGCTATATTGTCAGAAGAACCACTTTGAGCAGTCAAGGCTCTATAGCCAATTCCTAAGTTTCTGGTATTGTTTGTTGTTTGTAAAGCCCCATAACCAATTGCTACGTTGTCTGCTGCTGTAGTGAGTGCATTTAAAGCATAAGCTCCCATTGCAACATTTCTTTCACCTGTTGTGCAAGCATATAAAGTTCTAGAACCAAAACCACTATTGTAATCTGGGTGGTCTGCATTTCCTGTGTATCTTCCAGATAAAAATCCCATAAATGTATTTTCTGTTCCAGATATTAATGCAGCACCTGCTTCATCACCTACAGCAACATTATAGTTTCCTGTAGTGTTCGCTGCTAAAGCACTTTTACCTACTGCTGTACTACGAGTACCTGTGGTATTTGCTCCTAAAGAGCTCCAACCAAGAGCAGTATTACTATCAGCTGTAGTGTTATCATTAAGTGCATAAGGACCCATTGCAGTATTGTAATTACCTGTGGTATTTGCTGCTAACGCTGCTTTACCTACTGCTGCGTTCTGAGTTCCTGTGGTATTAGAAACCATAGCTTCTTTACCAACTGCCGTGTTGTTAGCCGCAGTTGTGTTAGCTTTTAAAGCATCTCCACCAATCGCAACATTTTCTGCACCTGTTGTATTGTTGTAAAAACTCTCAAAACCCATAGATACATTGCTTGTACCAGTTGTTGTTGCGTAACCTGAAGATGCTCCCA